GTCATCACCGATTTCAAAGTCGAAACCACCATCATCAATAATAATTTCTGTGATTGCACCACCACCTAAATCACCAACTTGGAATAAGGCACCTTGTCCGCCACCTGTTAATTGAATTGTTGCATTACTATCGTATAATGCGCCGTCATTGGTAATTACTTTAGAACCTGGAATACCTGTGATTGTATCGTTGTCCACAACAAACTCAGTAACGTTGTTTGCACCAAAATTATATCTAAAGACATTTTCTACAATTGCTGTTGCGTTTGATGTTTCACCTGTAATTGTTCGACCAATAAGTTTTGAAGTATCACCGATAACATCAATACCACGAATAATCTTTCTTGTACCCCATTGGCCGTCTGATACTCTTAATAATTGTTCTCTAGGATAAATTGTTTCGGATTCGTCACCAAATAATAAGTTAAAAAATATTCTATGACCTTCAGCAGTACCTTTTAACTGATAAAGTGATTTGATGTTTTTGATAAGTTTTCTTTTATCAACACCATTTGCTAATTCTTCAGGTAATGTGGATAAGAACTCGTTTCTAAATTCAGTTAAGAACCTTGATATAACTTTATCGGGGTCTTTATAAGAAATTAATTCAGAAATGTTTTGAACTGGATTAGGTTTATATCCTTGTATGATTGCTCTTGCATTTGAACTAGAACCATTGATTGCTTCACCTATAATAAATTTTGATTGAGATGTAACAAACAATCTTACATTATCTAAATCTTCAGCAAGAATTGTAGCGGTTGCTTTAGATGTTGCACCTGTAATAGTTTCGCCATTTTGAAATTTACCAAATGCTGTATCTTCAGTAAGAACTTTATCACCAGCATCTAATTGTGTTCTTGTAGAACCTAATCGACCGGCATCAAGTAATAATAAATTTTCCTGGTTAGTTTCTGTTTCTAATAAAATACCGTCAGTAGTTTCAACTTGTTCTACTGTTAATTCTGCGGACTCTAATAATTGATAATAAGTTTTAAGAAAGGTGGCAAACTTAGGGTGTTGCTCAACTACGAATTCTGGTAATTGTGCATTGAGTATGTTTGAGATTTTGTCATTAAATTTTGCCATTGGTCATTAATAACTCGTTACTGAGGAGTAACCAACTCCAGCATCATTCGAACCTCCAACGAAGCCATCTCTTTCTACTGTAAATGTTGAGTTTGCAATATCAATTTGTATAATTGTATTTCTCACTGGTATAATATCGTTTGAATTAGGTATAAGAGTTAACTCAATTGCTGTGGCAGCCGCACCTCTAATATTAGAAACTGCTGTAATGTTTAATGAGTTAATTGTAATTTGTCCTGTTGTGTAATTAATTGTGCCTTGTTCTGTGTTTGCATAAGTTTTAACACCAGCATTTAAATAGTATCTTCTAATATTGCCTCTACCGTCATCATCTAAAAACATTTCATTTGCATTACCTGAAACTGTAAAACCTGTAGAAGTCAAAATACCGCCCATATCTGCATTGTGTCCTTCGTGTGGATGATAAAATGGATTTCTAAAATAAACATCATATCTTGCTGATGTACTTAATTGTGGTGTAAATGATTTTCTCATTCTAACTGTAGTGATATTTGATACAACACTATTATCCACACCGTCAATTAAACCAGTTACTTTTGAATATCTAAACACACCATCAAATCTTTGTAGTGTATTGGTATTGTAATTTGTAATCGTACTGATAACATTTGATTTTAAAGTTTCTGCTGTTTTAGTTGTAGCCTTTGCATCATATCTAACAGTTGAATTTAAGATAACATTTGTAATATCTGGATCCACAATTTCAGGTCTTACTGAAGCAACATTAAATCTTTTTAATTGAGAAACAATATCATTTTTGGTTGCTGTTGTTAAAGTGGAACCTGATTGTGGATTGATTGAAATTTTTACAACACCATAAACTGGTACCTCATCATCTTCACCACCCCAAGCACTAACTGACAATGCATTTGGATATAAATTTCTAACAAACACCTCATAGTCTGAGGTTGTTACTGCTCTATTTTGAGCTGCATAAGATAAAGGCGCATTGAATTTAATACTGTCACTTGTTTCTGCATCTGCACCACCTTGTGATGCTGAGTTTGTTGTAATTGTAACATCTGTAAATCCACCAACATTACCTGAAAGTGTAAATGAACTTGCACCATTGGATTCTGTTTTGTTAGTAACAATGTATTCTAAGATTACAATATTGCCATCATTTACAGCTGCGCCTGTAACTCCATCACCAAAGTAAACTTCAAATTTGCCGTCTTCAGCTTCTTGTAGAAAAAATGATTTTGTAGTAGAGTTAACATTAGAATAATTTGAAGCAAAAGTGTATGTTGATTTTGTAGTATCAACGGCAGAATTTTGTACACTAACTTTTAAAGTTGATGTATCTGCTTTGCTACTTGGTATAACAAATCTTTGGTCGGGGTCATTACTATCAACTGTATATTTAAAAGTAACTAAAGTACCTTCATATAAAGTTACATTTGAAAATCTATAAACGCCACTAGCAGGAACAATTGTAATGTCTTCATTGTTAACATATTGATATTGTGTATTGTCAACTGTAGTTGTAAACACCGTACCTTTGCTCATTGTTACTGAGGTACCTGTAGCATTATTAATTACAATATCAACATCTGCTCTTGGGGCTCTTGGTGATGATGGTGTATAACCAATCATCTTTGCAAGTGAAACTATGTTGTTACGAATATCTGCACTATCTAAATAAATTTCGTTTGTTGACATATTGGCCAAAAATGCCAGATAGTGTGTGTTGTATGCTAACACATCAAGCATAATAGAAAGACCAGAACCTTCAAAGTTATAATCTTGGAATTCTGATTGACTTTGTAAGAATGTTCTTAGATTTGTTTTAATCTGGTCAAAATCTAAATCTGATATGTTTAACTTGTGATTGGACATTTATCTATCTTAACCTTTGTAAAAATGTTGTAACTGAAACGGGGTCTGGTACACCACGAACATAAAAATAAACATCAACAACTAATCTGTTGCCATCGGGGTCATCATCTACTGCAACTTGTTCAAGTGATATTCTAGGTTCGTAGTTTATCAAAACTTCTTCAATTTTTCTTTGTATGAAAATACCTGTTAACGGTGTAAAGTTTTCAAATAGTAATTCTCTAACACCACATCCTAATTCTGGATGAAAAGGTCTTTCATAAAAATTTGTTTGTACTAAATTAACAACGCTTCTTTTTACAGCGTTCACATCTTCAACTTTTACAATATCATTAGTTACAGCATTACGGCCAAAGTCAAGGTCTATATCCCTATATCTTCGACTGTTTCGATTACTCTTATTTGTTGTAGATGCGTCATAAATTGCCATAACGGTAATATTTATAAAGTTTTTTCGAACTTAATTAGCAAAAACAGTAATTGCACCTGAAGTCATAGCACCACTATCTGCACTATCATCAATTCTACCTATTGCGATACCATTAACACGAACTGTTGAAGAACCTGCATTTAGATTTGCTACATGAGGGGCACAAGGTGGTGCTGGTGGAAATGGATGTGAAACTGTAGGCGCACCAACTACTATAACAGCAAGGCCTTCAGCATGTACTGTGCCGTCTGTAGCTGGTGATGCAATGGTGGTTGTACTAGAACAAATATGTCCTGTAGATAAACTATCTGTTACTCTACATACTGCTGGCATTATCTTGCCTGCTTTGCTTTTAAAGCTTCTCTTCTTTTCTCTTGTATCATTGCTTGTTTGACTTTTCTACCAATTGGTATTAATACTGAATGACACATTTCTTTGCCTCTTTTACTAATATACTCAACACTAATCATACTGTCTTTAAATTGTGATTGTACTGACCTAATAGCCTTCTTTAAACTAATCTCTTCTTTTTCTTGTGTATCACCTGCTTCATTCCAAAACTTAAACATTCTCATTTTTGCCATATTAAGCTCCATTAAATCCAGCTTCTTGCTCGGATTTCTTTACAGTTTCACATCTACAGTTTTTGCAACACTCAATTTCATATTTTTCATTGAATTCTGTTACAACTTCTTGTTTACAAGAGCCACCACAATGACAATCATGTCCACAATTACTACAGTTTGACATATTTACCTCTTTCTTCTATTTATCTAAAAATTACAAGCAACTTTACCACTTCGAAGCTCGGTTTCTGTTAAATTTTCTCTATTTTCTAGCGCTGATTTGCCAATTCGTTCTAAATCAGGTGCAACTTTGCAATTTTTCACTGTTCCTGAGCAAGAAACAAGAAAAAAGAGAACAAAAATAGAACAAATCTTCAGGCTGCGACAATTTTTCATCATTTTTTTCGATTTT